GTTTAAATAAGTACGTTGGGAGGGTGTTAAAGAAGCACGTTCAGGGCGACAAGGAAGAGAAAGAAGAATAAATAATTTTTTAACCAGAATTATTGAGTATTTAAAGGGCGTGGTTGACTGCTGCGCCCTCTGTTTAAAAAATATAAAGATTAACATTTTTACATAAGCCAATATTGGCATTAATGCGGACTTGTTTAAAATCACGTTACGGGGCGGTTAAATGGTATTGCTGCCCTGTTTTTAAAAGTAAAAGAAATGGAGCGCATAGTTTTTGGTCCAATGGTGGTGTTAATGATAGGTTGCTTTGTTTATCCTATCATACATTGGTTTATGTACCCAGAAATGTCACAAATGCAAATAGCAATTGAGCTATGGCCGTTTTATGCAATAGGCTTTGTGCTTTTGGCTGTATTAAATAGATTTTTGAATAAATAAAGAATAAGAAATGAACAAAGGAGTAATGCAAAAAGCCTTAGAATGGGGCGCAAAATTAGGAGCAGAAATTGCAAAAGACTTAGAAGACAACAAAGTCGATTGGATGGAAGGGTTAGGTTTCTGGGATAACGCCCTAGGTTTAATCCCAATTATCAGAGGAATAGGAGACTTCCCTGCTGACTGGAATAGATTAAAGACCTCAGAAGAGTACATGAATCAAATCGTACTAGGTGTGGCAAAGGAATTGTCTATCCAAGACCAAGAAGCTAAAGACCTTGTTCTGCAAGGAGTAAAGGCAGGGCTAGAGACAGCTAAGTTTGTGGATATGAGTATCCAGATAGGGAAACGCAAGCATAAGTAATTTGCATTTTACAGCAAAAAAGCGTACCTTACAAGAGAATAAAGCCCCCGTTCTGATGAAAATTATTCACTAATTTTTTATTGTAAACAGAACGGGTGTTTTTAAAGAAACTATTGTGGATGATAGAGATAAAATAGAGGCGCTTGTTGTTGATCATTTATACAATAGCGATAGGAGGTGGATGTTTTTAAAGATTGAGTTTCCTAAAATATTAAGAATGGTTAATTTAGATGGGTCTTGTTGGGTGTTTGCTTCTCAGTTATACTCAGAGGCGAAAAAGAACAATAAAGAGAAGAAGGTTTTAAGTAGATTAAAAGAAGTTTTTGCCTAAATAGGTAAAAAATGGGATAACAGCCCCGAAATTAATTAAAAATTTTAACTAACTAGCTGATTTTAAGCTGTTGGTATTTTTGTTTTTAATCGGAATGATTTGTTGGGGCTGTTTTTAAAATGCCACACTAGCTCAACTGGCTAGAGCGTCTGATTTGTACTCAGAAGGTTTGGGGTTCGATTCCCTGTAGTAGCACAATAAAGATGATTTTAAAATTTGGAGTGCAGAGGCAGTCGGTTGGGGGATCGGCTGTCTCGTTTTTACAACATGTGCGAATGAAGAAAGAGCTATACCTGAAAAGAGGGCTAAGGCATGGGAACAAAGCTTTAGAAAATATCATTGAAAAAGAAATAATCCAATCCAAAAGCCTTAAAGGAATAGGTAAGGAAATTAAAAGACTGGAAAAGGCTAATAGTTATTTAAGCAAAGCGTTTGAGAATGAATAGAATAGCAAAGTTTAGAGGTTGGGATGTTTCGGAAGAGAAGATGGTGTCTAGTGAATTAGATTCTAAGTATGACGATGGATATTGGGATGGCGTTAATTGCTCCAACTATTCGCTTCTTCATGGAATACTAAGAAAGAAGGAATTTGTTTGGATGCAATACACTGGCTTAAAAGATAAGAACGGAAAAGAAATCTATGAAGGTGATATTGTTAGATATTGGGGAGGGAGAGGTAAAGTAGTGTTCCATAATGGGGCTTTTTGTATAGAGCATACAAAGCATGACCATTTCTACCCTTATAAATGTGAAGTGTTAGGTAATATTTTTCAAAACGCTGGCTTGTTGGTTGAATAATGAAAGCACTAGGAAGAATTGCAACAGCCTTGAATGATTTAGTTTATAAATCCACTGCTCCAAAGGAGCCAGCAACACACAAAGCGAATAGAACAGAATTAATTTATTTAGATGCACTATGAAGCAAATAGTAACCATATCATTAATACTACTATCTTTTAGCCTAGCAGCTCAAAGGAATTTTAATGTAAATATAGGAGCTTCTTATCAACCTGTATTCTTCCTTAACGAAAACCCTATACAAGAGTATTCGCTTATTCCTTCAGTAGATATAATGATACAAAAGGAATCAACAGCACTAAGGATAAGTCTTGGAAGCGTTAGTAGAGTAGGCTTATTATTCGCAAGTAGTACAGGCTTAGTGATTGGTATTAATTATGCTTACCATTCAAATAACGAGACATTACAGCAACATGCAATAGAGGTACAAATAGGAGCAGCTTTTTATGTAGGTAAGAATGAGGGGTATTTGTTTAGTGTAGGTGGTAAAATAGGCATAATGACGAATAATAGTAAGTTTTATTATTGTCCTGTTAGTATTGGATTGTTAAAAACTATAGAGTAATGACAAGTGATTACAGAAAGTCAATGGGGCATATCGCAAGAGTCATAAATAAAGAATTTGGCAAAGAGGAAGCTACTAAAAGGAATAAGAATCAGAGGCTTGCCGTCATGAGTTTTAAAGCTGCTGAAAAAGAAAATAAAAATGAAGAAAGGTAGTAAACACACACAAGAGACTAAGGATAAGATAAGAGTATGATAAAGTTAAGCAAAGTAAAACCAAACCCAAACAATCCAAGACTAGTAAAAGATGACAAGTTTCACAAGCTAGTAGAAAGCTTAAAAACCTTTGGAGAAAAGATGATGCCCTTACGTCCTATGGTAATAGATGAGAATAACATTCTATTAGGTGGGAATATGCGATATAAGGCATTAAAAGAGTTAGGATATAAAGAAGTGCCTGAAGAATGGGTTAAGCAAGTTCTAAACCTATCAGAAGAAGAAAAGCAAGAGTTCATCATAAAAGATAATGTAGGCTTTGGTGCTTGGGATTGGGATGCACTAGCTAATGAGTGGGATAGTGAGGATTTAGATAAGTGGGGTTTAGATATTCCCGACTTTATGGATGAGGTAGAACTTGAAGCAGAAGAGGACGATTACGAAGAACCCGAACAAATGCAGGTTGATGTTGTTGAAGGGGATTTGATAGAAATAGGTGAGCATAGGTTATTGTGTGGAGATAGTACGGATAGTGATGCGGTTGCTAGGTTGATGAATGGAGAAAAGGCTGTAATTGTTTACACAGACCCTCCTTATAATTGCAACTACGGGAACATTAAACACGAGAAATTCAAGGTAAGGGCTATTGAGAATGACGATATGACTACTGAGGAATTTAAAGAGTTTTGCAAAGGCTTTATAAGTAATATTATTTTATTCTGTGATGGGATTGTTTACTGTTGGGCTGGGCAAGGAGCTGATGGTCGTGCAATGTTTACTCTTCTAGACGAGAGCCTACATAATAGCACTACTATAATTTGGAATAAAGACCAATTCACACTAGGGAGAGCAAAGTACCAAAACAAGTATGAGCCTTGTTGGTTTGGATGGGTAAAGACTGGGAAATCATTTACCGATAATAGAACTCTTACGAATGTATGGGATTTTGTAAGACCGAAGAAGTCAGACCTTCACCCTACAATGAAACCTATTGAAATTATAGAATACGCGCTTAATCATTCAACCAAAACAAATGACTTGGTTTTAGATTTATTTCTCGGCAGCGGTTCAACTATGGTAGCAGCGCACCAACTAAAACGTAAGTGCTACGGCATGGAACTAGACCCGAAATACTGCCAAGTAATAATTGACAGAATGATGAAGCTAGACAGTAGCTTAGAAGTAAAGATAAACGGCAAAGAGTACAAAGGTTCACAAGTTCCTTTTTAGTAGCTTAAACACCGTAATAAACAGCGTATAAGATGGCAAAGAAGAAAAACACAAAAGGATTAAAGAAGCCTTGGAAGAAAGGCGAAAGCGGAAACCCTAACGGCAGACCTAAAAAGCTAGTATCGTCTATCCTTGCAGAACTAAAGGAGGAGGGCGAATTAGTCACTAGGTCACTAGTAGAACAAACCTACCAAGTTTTGATGTCACTTACACAGGAACAGCTAACAAAGATAGCAAGCGACAAGAGCCAGCCGATGATAAACCGTATTGTTTCAAAAGAGATGCTAAGTAAAAAAGGCTTTGAGATAATAGAGAAGATGATGGACAGGGCAAACGGAAAGCCAATGCAAAAAATAGAATCAAAACAAAGCTTAAATATAGGTGAAAAGACAAACGAGGAGCTTGAGAAAGAGATTGCTGATTATGAAAAAAGGAATAAGTAATGGAGATTTGCAAAGTTAAGCGAAGGTTTGCGTTTTATATGATTGAAAGTTCTGGTAGGGTTTTGATTGGGAAAATAAGCAATAGGCAGCTCTCTGACTTTTTGACTGAACACTACTCATGTCCTTTTGACCGCTTCGAGGTAGTGGATGATAACGATGAGAGCTATAACGAAAATAGCAAGGAGGCTATGGCGTTCTTGGAAAAACAGATTTAACTATGAGTACACCAAACGAACGAGTCTTAATTATGGATGACCCGATTAAGATAGACACGAAACAGATACCAAAAGAGTTGATTGATTGGTACACTAAAGAGGTAGAGAGCAATACTAGTGACATGGTTGTGTCCGTTGCTTTTGGCGGTAGAATCCATCAAGACGATCTATCTAATAAGGGCAAATAAAACCACATAAAAATGGAAGCACCAAAATACGATGATATTCTAAAGGCAAAAATAGCCCATTACGGAAATGTAGAAGCAGCTAGGGCTTTCGCAGCAGCAGAGTACGCAGAGCAAAGAGTCAAGCACGATAGGGTGTTTAGACCTAAGCCTGTTTTGTTATTTAGGGCTAGTATCACCAGACGAGAAGCAGAGCAATTTTCCGAGCACATGCAAACAGTTCTTTCTGACTGGCATATTTTAGTGAGCGCAATAGACGGACGCACCCCAACGATACAAGTAGCAAGCGCTGAAAAACTTTTGCCAAGCGAAAAGGAAGAGTATGATTCTATAATAGAGCGTTACGGTGAATGGCAAAAAAACAAGAAATAACAAAAGCCCAATACGTAGCCAACCTCCTAGAGATGGAAAGGCGAAAGGCTAGAACGGACTTTTACACCTTTCTCAAGCTCATGTCTCCTAGTGAATTTACTTGGAATTGGCACCATGAATATGTTTGCAAAGTTCTGCAAGACTGGATCCTAACAGACAAGCATCCTTTTCTTATGATATTCATGCCCCCGCAGCATCAAAAGAGTACCATGATGACAGAGTACTTACCAGCGTGGGCGTTTGGTCAGAATATAGACTATCAAGCCTTATTAGTGATGTACAATAGTACAATGGCTAAGAAATATAATAGGAAGATTCAGCGAATAATGGGAACACCTAAGTATAAGAAGATATTCCCTAATACAAAGCTGAATGATAAAAGTGTTTCTTCTTCTGATGCAATAAAGAATTCAGAAGAATTTGAAATTGTTGGTGGTAGGGGCTTCTTGAAGTCTGTTGGTGTAGATGGTGGTATTGCTGGGAATCCTGCAAAGCTGGCCTTCATGGATGATGTAATTAAGAATGTAAAGGAAGCCAAAAGTGAAACCTACAGAAATAATGTTTATGAATGGTACACTGACGAATTAGAAGCACGTTTACACAATGATTCAAAAGTTGCCTTCACAATTACTAGAAGGCATGATGATGATTTAGCAGGTAGGTTAATTAAAAGGGATGGAACAACAGAAGATGGTGGTAAATGGAAAGTTATTACACTTCCTGCACTTAGGGAAGATTTAGAAGATAAAAACGATCCAAGAAAAATAGGTGAAGCTTTATTTCATGGCTTACATAGCCAGGCTAGACTAGAAGAAATAAAAGAAAAGAATCCTAGAACTTTTGATGGTCTTTATCAACAAAGACCTGTTGCAAAAGGTGGTGATATGATTAAGGGCGAATGGTTTGTTAGAAAACAACCTAATGAACTACCTTTTAATATTGACGATGTTGTTTGGAATATGTTTTTAGATGGTGCCTGGACTGAAAAAGTTAAGAACGATGAAACAGCACAGGCATACGTTTATTTTGATAAAGTGAACAAATTGTTGTACATTCGTAGAGTATCAGGCTTTAGAAAACGAATATCTAAGGCAATAGAATACATTAAATTAGATTCAAGGGTAGCAGGTTGTAATTACCAAAGTCTATTTCATATTGAAAAGAAGTCTAGTGGTTATGCCTTTCTAGATTTCCTAACTGAAGCAGGTTATAATTGTACAGAAATTAATAATGATATTGTAAAACTTGGTAAGCATACAAGAGTAGAAGCAATAGAAACATTTTTAAGAGCAGGAAGAGTTATTTTAATTGAAGATGGAAATTGGATAGATGGATTCATTACACAATGTGAAGTATTCCCTAATGGAAAACATGATGATAAAGTTGATGTACTTTGTTATGCTGTGTATGAATATTTTATTGAAGGAATTAATCCTTATATTGCATAAAACAAAACTATAAAATGGAAGTAACAAAACAAACACTAATTGATGCACAGCTTAAGGTTGTAGCAGACTATCAAAAGGCTCACGATTCAGCACCGCACGACCTTAAAAGAAAGTGTTCGGAAATCCTAGTGATACAGAAACGTATTCTTAGAAACTTAGGACACAGGGAGCCAGTAGAGAAGAAGGCAAAACCTTACTCTAAAAAAGGGTTCTTCAAGAAGGCTAGTAATAAGGTTGGTAAATTAGAGGTTGACAAGGATAGCAAGGCTATAAAGAATAACGCAAAGAAGGGTATGTTCACGCCCAATGATGTATTAGAAACAGAATCAAAACAGATTAGAAACAAGGCTAAGAAGAAGGATTTGTTCAAAGCTGAAGAAGTTGTGTCTGACAAGAAAGAGAAAGCTAATCCTAGGAGGTTGAACCAAGAGCAGATTGGTAACATCAAGAAATTAGCATTGGATGGCTATAATCCTGTCCAAATATCTGATGAATTGATGATCGTCATTGAAAAGGTTAACGGTGTTCTTTCTAAGATGAAGAAAAACAAGGGCGGTAATCTGTTAGCCAGTAGCAACAAATCGAAAGGTAACAGTATTGAGAGAGACATAAAAGGATAAGATGCCAGCAACCTTTAAAATAGAAGACAAGAGTTATAAAACGCCTGAATGGTCAGATATACTATTCTCTAGGTTCTTTGAATACTTAGACGATATAGATCCAAAAAGACCCGAAGAGCTAGACCAGTTCATTAAAGAACACTCTGAGGAATTAGCCACCATAGACGAATCACTAACACCAGAGGAAAAAGAAAGCCTTGGTGTTTTGATGTTTAAGGCTCGAATGGCTGCAATGCCTCCTCAAGATAAGTTTAAGTGTTACGAGTTCTATTGTCTTGACGTTGGTTTTTGGTGCGACATTGAACCAAATATTATCCAAGAAGCAATGAACTTGGAACAATTAGAACAGGTGTTTTGGTTGCTGCAATACGAAATGAACCCAGCTAACGCCAAAGTTAACGAAGAATTTACAGGCTTTGAAATCAATGGGGAGTGGTTTGGAATACCTACTAAACACATGACAGAATCAACAGTCTTAGAGTTTTCCGAATCAGCACAGTTCCAAACGAGAATGAAAGACGTTGAGAATGGAGACTACAAAGCAATGGCAGATGTAATGTGTGTATTGTGTAGGCCAAAAGGAGAAAAGTACAGCTATACCGAGATGAAACACAACAGAAGGCGTAAAATGTTTCTGGGCACGACAATGGACAATGTGATTAACACAGCTTTTTTTTTGCTCAAACTAAGCGAAACATTGAAGAACAATTTGCTGATCTATACGCTGGTGGGGGAAAAGTCAAGAATGGAAGCAAAGATTTTGAAGAGCGCTACGGATGGGCTAGTGTAATTTATAGGATTAGTGAGAGTGGCCAGTTTAACATAGGTGGTTCGGGCTTGACTGCTTTAGAATGTGCAGAACAGGCTAATTTGTATGAAGCGTTTAACTATTTGGCACATCAAAATGCATTAAGTAATTTAGAAAAAGCAAAGTTTTAATGGAAGCTCATAACACAGACATAGATAAAGAAATAGAGGATTTCAACTTAAAGGTTGGCGTGCATTTGATTAATATTTTAAATGCAGGGATTAATCAAACTAAACGAGTTAGTCATTCTAACGGGATGTGTTTGCAGGATGGTTTCTATGTGTCGATTCCGCATTACGTACAAGAGTCTTTAGTGTTTGCGCTCAAACGAGTATATTATGGGTTGTTTCTAAACGAAAAAGGTGAACTAATCGCATATGGAGGGTTTAATGTTGTACATGGCTACGAACATAACAAAGTAGTTTTTTATCACAAAGACTTTCCTATGATGGGCGTTAAGCCTATTGTTATTAATATTGAGCAAGAACATCAGACAGCTAAAAACCTTCGCAACTAATGTCAACAACACTAACACAAATAAGCAACATATTCAATCTGATGTGTCAGGCTGATACTAGGATAAAGTACTACCATTACGGATGGCGTAGTGATATAAATAAGAATGTTGCTAACAATTTTGACCCTAAGTTTAGCAAGGGCAGGAAATTTCCTGCTGTACACCTTGATAAGCCTGATGGATTTCAAGAAGACCAAGAGCCAAGCTACATAGAGAAGGACGAAACTATTGAAATGATTCTGTATTTTGATACATTGCAGGATTACAATAACGATGGTAGTGCTAATACTCTTAATTTAATTGAGCAAGAGGACGCACTAAAGATAATCGCTAATGACTTCATGGCAAATGTAGTAGAGGTTATTGGTGTGGATAAATATAATATTGGACATATTGACAAGCCTAAGTATGTTGTTCGCTCCAACCTACATAATCAGAAGCTTATAACATGGGAGGTGTCTTTTAATCTCACTCATCAAACACCATGTACCGAAGACCAATATAAGATTGACCTTGATTTACTTCCTGACACAATAGAGGGAACCGACATCGAGCGTGGAGATAGTGCTGTAGATGCTTGCTTGGCACTATTGGCTTCGTTAACAGAAGAGCAACGAAACGAATGCCTATTGCCTACTTATAACTTTGCAGACGATGATGTCTGGAGTAACACAACGCCAGAGCAGCACGTAGATATGACTGCCCGACTTTGTACGGCTCCTGTGCTACCTCAAAGCAGTATTATACTCGATGGCATCAGTGATTACATTCTCGCTGGCGATATTCCTCAGTACTCTGATTTTGACTTTAATAAACCTTGGAGTTTCACGGCTAGGGTGAAGGTGTCGAATGTTAGTGTAATATCCCCCGTGGTATCAAAACGATCTGGAACTTACATTGGCTTTGTTTGGCAAGTAAACGCTGGTGAATTGAGGCTAGTAATGAGGGATACTAATCCCACGGGAATAGATATTACCTCTTCAGGAGCAGGGTTAATAAATAACACGTGGACCACAATTGGTTTTAGTTCTGACGGCTCAGGGAATGCAAGCGGAATAAAAATGTCTGTAAATGGGGCTTTAGTTACTCTCGCCCCTCCAGTTAGCGACACATTAGGCGGTTCTATATTAAGCAGCGAAGACTTGCGCTTTGGTGTTGATGTTCATAATAGACTCGGTGGAAGCCTTGGGTATATTAGAGGCTGGAATATAGAATTAAGTGCTGCGGATTTCTTGGCTGACCACAACGATGGTCTAATGCTTGAAAGTGCAATTCATCCAGCAAATCTTATTGTAGGGTGGAAAGGTGGCCAAGGAGCAATGGCAGGGCCTACAGAAATGGTGTTCCCTGACGAGTCTAACAATAACTTTAACCCTTCTATAAGTGGTATGGGTTTACCGTATTCGGCAATTTCTTCGGACGTTCCGACATAAACAACAACACATGAAACCTATTTACTATTTATTAAAGACTAAAGGAAGGCATAAGGATTTAAGTGTATTACATGCATTAGATGTAAGCATGAACCAAAGATACTCAAGCGGAAAGAAGGTTATAATTAAAACCACTAAGGAACGAATACAGAAGAAAATTAATGAAGGAATAAGCAGGGATGAAATATTCCCACCTTTAATCGCTACCAAGTTAACACACAAGAAAGCTGTTAGATTGATGCAAAAGGCTCAATGGAGAAATGAATGAATTAGCCCAAATATTATCTAAGTTTGTGTTTGAGCAATTAGCTGAAGAGTTAGTTAGGCAGGGGCATAAGCTAACAGGAAGCTTAATTAAAAGCTTTGAGTTGCAAATAAATGAAGATGCCGAGTCTGTTACTTACGGCTTTTTAATGAATAATTACGGTTTATCTTTAGAATACGGAATCAAACCTAGTAGAATACCGTACACTATAGGAGGATCACCACGAGGAGGAACATCTAAATACATCAAAGGTTTGATGGAGTTTGCACGGCTTAAGTTTAAAGCAGATAAAAGAAGAGCAAAACAGATAGCCTTTGCTATAGCCCACAAACATAAGAAAGAGGGCTATCCATTGACTAAGAAAATAGGATTTATAAGTAATGTACTAGAAGCTGATAAGGATAGGATACAGGCTATTATTTCAGATTATTTTGAAGCTACTATCGATTTATTGATAAAAGAACAATTAACCTTTAAGCAAAAATAAAATGGCTATAACATTAACATCATTGCCACAAATGGACCAAGCAACAGCAACAGAAGCTTCAAGCACTAGAAATGCATTCTATGAGGCTAATGAACTTGGGGAAACTATAGTATCTAAGATTGGCCAAATTGACGCATGGTTTGAAACTTCAATGCCCAAAGACAGAGAAGAAGAATACATAGCTGGAGACGATACAAAAAAATGTAAATTTGCATTAATCGGAATATTGGCCAATGTAAACCAAAGTAAAGAGAAAACCTTTTTAGTTGCTTGGGAAGAGCAATACACTATAATGTTCGGATAATGACTTTAATAGCACAACCAGCTTATAATATTCTACCAGCCTATAGACCAGTTAAGTTTTTGCTATCTTACTTGTCTGGGTTTAGTGTGGTTATAGAAAACGCTGTGGTAAAGATTAGAAAGAATGGCGTTGCAATTAGCACTAAGCCTGTAATAATCAAATCAAGCGGGAAGGACTCTATTTCTTTTCCTGGACTAATTGATTACTTCTTTGAGGTCGATATACAGAAGTATTGCCAAGACGTACTAGAGCCTTATGCAGATCTACCTTCTATTTTCCCAACATCTACTATTCCTTTATCTACGGAAGATACTGAGTTTTTTGGTGTGTTTACCATCGAGGTAGGCTATCAGTTAATAAATCCATCAACAGGACTTTTAGAAGATGCTCCAGGCGTTGATATAAGTAACGAGTTCTATGTTTACACAACAGCACTACAGCACCAATTTAGTACTGAGATGAATTTAGTACCTTATACGGGTGTCGCTTTTGGTGTTGATACAAATAGGCTTTCAAATAGCCCTAATCCTAAGAAGGTTTGTAGTAATGACAATGAATATATTACTATTATACAGGATGATTTACAGGCTATTAATGGCATTAGAATAGAGTTCTTTGATGAAACAGGGGCTTTGATAGGCTTTATGTTGTCGTTTACAGGGGCGCAAGCTGGATCTTCGCAATTCACTGTAAATGTAGGTTTAAATGGACTATCAAACTTAGTTGCTTTGAATGGTTTCTTTCCTCCTGGTGTTACATTTGGAAGTTATGAAATTCAATTTGGTTATATTACCGTGTCGGGTGGTCCAACTTATACATTCTTAGCACAGACAGAAAAGTATATTTATAATGTTACGGGCAATTGTTGTCCAAAGAAAACGCTTAGATTGCATTGGATGAACTTATTAGGCGGTGCTGATTCTTTTACGTTTAAGTATGATAAGGATTTATTGCTATCCACCTCTTACGATGAAGGTTCTAAAGCTTTAGGTTGGGGCATAGGAAGTGCTAACCCTCACAATATGAGTGACGTTGGTAAGATGAAGTTGAAGAGCGAAGGAATGACAGCTTACAATGTAGATAGTGGAATCTTAACTAATGCTCAGGCCGATTGGCTACAAGACTTACTAATGACTCCTAAAGTCTATGCTGAAATAGATGGTAATTTTATTCCTGTTGTTATTGACAAGAAAACGCAAAGCATTACAAGGAGTGCAGGAAAGATAAGGATGGCTATCACTGCGATACTTTCTAATGATAAAATAATACCTAGACTTTAGATTATGCCAAACTTCTATACAAAGCTGTTCATAGATAATCAAGAAATTGATTTGAGTAAGGTTGAAGATTTACCCTTAAACATCACCAGAAGAGTCAACTCTATTGATGGTGAAATACAAGGCGACTTTTCAAGGGCTTCTATTACTGTTCCTGCTACTAAAAACAATAAGGCTACACTTGGAGACACAAGAGCGTACAAGCCTTTTAGAATAGAAGTAGATGGACAACCAAGCTTTAACGGAATTGCTAGAGTTAGAAGGGGTAAGAATACTTCACAGGGATATGCAGATATTAAGGAGACTTATGTAATCAACTTAGTATCCAATAATTCTAGTTGGTTTTCATTACTTGGAGATTCTTACTTATCAGAGTTTACAGATTTGATAGTGGACTTTGACGAGGCTGAAATATTACTAGGCTTTGTATCTCAACCTGATGTAATTGATTATGGATTTTCGCTTATTAAGTTAAAAGAGTGGGAAAACTCAACGGGCGCAGGGGCTACTTTGCAATATCAACCTAGTCTTTACGAAACTACACCACTACTATTTCTTAAACCACTAATAACAGCAGCATTTAATTCTATAGGTTGGACAATAGAAAGCGAGTTCTTTGATACTGACTACGGTAAGAAGCTAACAATGCCTACTTTTTTGCCTGAGAAGATGCCATTTGAGTACAATGAGAAGTATCTTAATTGTCAAGTATCTGCTTCGGCTCCTGTAGTTTATCCTAACGGAACGTCAACGACTGTTATTTTTGACACGTTGGATAAAGTGCCAGTTGCTAATCCAACTGTTTTTGACCTTGTTACGGGAACTTATACATGCCCTTTAGATGGGTATTATGAACTAATCTATGAGTTAACATTTCCGCTTACCCCTGTTCCTCCTGGACCAACTTACACTTTTGGTAGTGGCTGTACTCTGAACGGAACACCTATAGCGGTAGGAGGTGTTAATAATATTAGCTTTACATTCCCAGACTATCCAGCAGGGCAAAGATTAAACATAAGCTATATTATATTTGCCAATGCAGGTGACACAATACAAACAGGGCTTATTTGGGCGTTTGCTTCTTCTTCTATAACGGTAGACTTTGCAAAACTTACAATCAATGCTGAGGCTGTGCCATCTCAAGGAATGCCAATAGATTTTAAGTACCTATTAGGTACATACAAATTTAAAGACTTCCTAAAAGGTGTAATTGGAATGCATAACCTTTCTTTTGAGTCCAACGAGGCAACAAGAGTAGTGACAATAGAACCTAAAGACCAGTACTTAAATCAAACAAGAACACCAAGCACTTCGGAACTAAAAGAAGGTTTCTATAAGAGCGAACAGAAAGACTATAGTCAATTAATTGACAAGAAAAAGAAAGGATCTTACAAGCACCCTAATGTTTCTGGAGAATATATTTACAAGTACGCAACGGATAGTGATGATACAATAGACTGGCTAGAAGGAGTTAATGAGATAGGTATTTACGAAGCTCGTTATAAAATGGATAGTGGAGCAGATACAGGAAGAGTAGAGACAAAAGAAGTGCCTTTCTTCTCCAAAACTATTCACTTATTGGACTATTTAGCACGATACCCTGACACTTTAATTCCTCCACAATTCCCCTTGATATATCCACAGAACGAAGTATTAGACCCAACGGCAACAGAAGCGAAGACTGATATAGAGCCAAGGATATTATATTTTGCTGGACAAAGAGATGATTCTTATGGTGATGGACAAATAGAGTTCTTTGAATTTCTTGGTGTTCCAGCAGCTAACCCCCTTGCTTTTATGGTCAACTATAACGACCCTACAGGTTTAGACCCTAACCTTAGTTTCAGTAACGAAACGGTTAACGGTGTAGAATCTATAGGTCTAGTTCAAAAGTATTATTTACACGAATTAGCAAGGAATAACAGAGGCAAGATAGAGGATAAGTATATTAAATTCAATAGTGTAGACTTCTTAAACTTTACATTTAGAACCAAAGGGTTTATTGATGGGTTTAGATACATCGTCCAGAATTTAAAAGGGTACAATCCAGTAATAGATGCACCAACTAGTTTTTCATTTTGGGAGGATATTTATCCAGATGAGGACGACTTAGACAATGTAGAAAATAGTAATTTAACAGGGGTTGTATCAACCTTTTCAACATAAGTTATGGGAACAAAAGTAGTAGGTTTTGAGATAAAAATAAAAGGCCAGAAAGATATTGTAACTACTACAAAACTCTTCGGGCTTCTTAATGAGCAACTTGTAGGTGTAGGTAAATCATTAGATTCTTTAGAGAACGACTTTAGTAAAGCTAGTTCTTCGGCAAAACAATTAGGTGATGTTGTTAAAACTTCGTTCGGTGCTTTCAAGCAAGGCAACAAAGTAGTTAAGGATTTAGGTAACGGATACTTAGAAGTCACTAAGGCAGTAGATAAAACCACTAAGGAGATTAAGGAGAACGAAAAGGTTTTCGAGTCTGACAGTGATACGATTAAGGACGTAATCAAGAGGAATAAAGAACTTAAGAAAACCTTAATCGAACAAACGAGCGCAACAGGGGAACAATCTGAGGAACTTAGGGAATTAGGCAAAGAATATAGTAAGAATAACGATGCTATTAAGGCATTTAGGAAGGAACTAAGAACTGGAAAGAAGGCAAGCGAAGCAAGTGCAGGGAGTTTAGACGAATTAAGGGCGAAGGCGGCAGCCTTAAAAAAACAATACAACGCTTTAAGTGGTGCACAACAGAGTACTTTTAGTATTGGTGGGCGTAAACTTAGAAAAGAATTAGATAAGACTAATAAGCGAATCCAAAAGCTTGACACCAGAATAAAAGACGGTAGAAGTAGTATAGGTTTATACAGAAAGGCACAGGCTGGACTTGGAAAGACACTTCTTAAATTAAGCGTTGGGCGTTCTATAGCTGGTGGTGTAGCTAACGGCCTTAGAAATATCTTCAACGGCCTCAAGGAAATTGCAACAGGAAGTGATGAAGCAAAAGAACAATTCGCTGATCTAAATAGTGCAGGTGCAGGACTTCAAAACACATTCCAGAAGGTAGGCCAAAAAATACTTGGTGCATTTGGTGGTGGAATTACTAAGATTATAGACAATGTTTCTTTTGTAGTATCGAAAGTAGGTGATGCTTTTATAAGTGCGTCAGAAGGAACGGGGCTATTTGCTAGAGCTTTGCGCTTTGTAGGTTCTATTTTTACAGATTTTCCTGCTATACTTGGGGGAATTAGTGCTGCTGCGGTAGACTTTGCAACAACAACAGTCAATGTATTCAAAAGAATGGGCTTACAGTTGCAAATAGTATTCCAAGAAGTTAATAAATTCAACCCGTTTAGTGATGAATCCACAGACCAGATAAATAAAAACATAGCCTCTATAACCGCACGACAAAAAGAGCTTTCAGAGCAAAGCGTTGGAGTGGGCAAGGCATACCAAGAAGGATACGATGCTACTATTAAGGCTCAGGAAGAGTTTAAAAAGAACAGTGAAGAAGAAGTTGCCGTTGAAGAAAAGAGATTGGCTGCAGCGAAGAGAAGAGAGGAACAAGCCAAAGAAGCAGCTAAAGCAGAAAAGAAAAGGATTGAAGATCTTAAAAAAGCTAGAGCCGAACTGTTGACCCAAATTCAAACTGAATCTTTAGCACGAATTAAGATAGCTGTTGACTTGGATACTGAATTAAGAAACCTACAAATAGCAGCTATATCCGATTCAACAGATAGAGCTTTAGCAGCCGAAAAAGAAAGATTTGAGCAAGAAAAGCTACTTAGACAGGCTAATTACAATGAAGTATTACAAGGTGTAGAGGAACAAGAAAAGAAGATAGTTGCTTTATTTGGCGCAAGTAGTAAGGAGTTAATTGATTTTATCAATGAGTCAGAAGCGCAACTTTCGCAATTAAGAGCCACAAATAATACAATAGCCGAACAGCAAGAGCAAGCCCATCAAGACAGGCTTTTAAAGATTGAAACGGATGGCGCAAAAGCAAGAGCAGATGCAGATGAAAAAGCATTTCAGGACGAAATAGCTAGTACAGAAGCAGAGTACGAAGAATTAGAAAGATTAGAAGGTGAAGCTAGTGATGCATTAATAGCAAAGCAAATAGAATCCAGTAAAGAAAGAGCAGCAGCCACAAAAGACGCTGTTGTTGATTTGGTGAATGCTACATTTAGTGCAATTAGTGACATTGTAAACATTGCAGCAGAAGCTGAAAACGCACGTTTTGACGCAGCTATTGAGTCAAGGAAAGAAAGTATCTCAAGGCTTAATGAAGACCTTCAAAACGCAACAGGGCTACATAAGAAATTCTTAGAAAAACAAGTTGAACAGGAGGAGAAAGCCTTAGAAGAAGAGACGAAAGCGAAAGAGAAAGCTAGAAAAGAACAAGCAGAAGCCCAAAAGGCAATATCTATTATTCAGGCCGTTATTGCTGCTGCACTAGGTATAACAAACGCCTTTTCTTTACCACCTCCAGCTTCATTTATTGCTGCTGCTGCTACGGGTGTTGCTACGGCTGCACAGATAGCGGTGATTGCTTCTCAGAAGTTTGCTAAAGGTGGTTTAGTACTTGGTAATGGTAGAATAAATAAAGGTTCAAACATACCAACACAAAACAATGGAGACAATGTTTTGGCAACCGTAAAAACAGGAGAGGTTATATTGAATGAATCTCAACAGGCAATGTTAGGAGGTTACAAAACTTTTGCTTCAATGGGTGTTCCAGGGTTCGCTAATGGTGGCGTTCTAGGCACTCCAATTTCAGCACCAAGCGTAGGCAACGCAACGACTGACGTAAACGAACAGTTCAATAAATTTATGTCTGCCAGTTTGGCAAGCACAGCAGCAACAAACGCAAGGATAGACAGAATAGGCGTGTCTTTAGATTTGAATAATTTACAAGATGTAGAAGATAATGATGCTACACTTGAAGCAATGACAACTTTTTAATATGGCAGCGGGTGATAAAATACCAGAGGAACACAGGAAGGATATAACAGATGTTTATAACTTCATAAACAATAGGCTTCCTGCTGTTCCCCCAAGACACTTAGAATATCTCTTTGAAGCTTATAATACATACATTTCGCCTCATGCCCCCAAGGATATAAATTGCAGAACAGAAGTAGCAAGAGTTTTAAAAGTATTTAGATTGTACAGTCAGATATGGAGCAAACAAGAACAGAGTTCACAAAAGTAATTAGTGCACAGTATGAAGCCTATTGCAAAAGTAAAGAAGTTAAGCCAACTTCCGAAGGCTTTGCCGTGTACTTAGTGAATAGGTCACTAGTTACTGACTTGACTATTAAGAGGTTTCTAGTAATAGACAAATACCCTTTCGCCCTCTCTGAAAACATGGGCATTAAGAAGTGTGCAATATGGCAGCTAGAGGAGGAAGTAAACAGTTCCTACTCCACGATTAGAACCATTTTAGACCGCTTCCAGTCGTTTTTTATGATTAAAGACCGACTAAACCGCAAAACCTAGCAGCCGAATTAGATACAATAGCGTACTATTGTAGATATGAGCGAAGCAAAACAATACATTTTTAATAAGTCAGAAGACAGCGAAAAGGCCAACATCTTAATAGATGGGGAGATTTCCGCATGGTGGGGCGTTGGGCTTCGTGACATGGCTAAAGACATTGCCAACTCTGGAGCGTCTGAAATAATGATGCAAATCAATTCAGGGGGCGGTTCTGTATTTGAAGGCATGGCCATAAGCGCTTTTATTAAGTCTAATCCTATCAACATTAGTACTTCAATCCTTGGTTTGTGTGCGTCAATTGCTACGCCTATTGCTTTGAGTGGTAAAACTACTTCAATAGCAAAGGGTTCTTTGTTTATGATACACAACGCTTCTGGTGGTACTTGGGGAGAAGCTAAGGACCACAAAGGAACTGCTGAATTATTAGAGACTATTGATAATCAATTAGTGCAAATCTACGCTGATACTATTGAAGCCAATGGAAAGCTTATTAATGATAGTAGAGAAGAGACAGAAGCACAAGTGAGAGAGTGGCAAAATAATGAAACTTGGTTTACAGCGGAAGAAGCTGTTGAACATGGTTTCATCCAAAAGCTTACCGAAGGGGTGGAGTTTATCAACAAAGCTCAAGCGCAAGAAATAGTAAACTCATGTAGTAAGTACAAAAATGTGCCTACTACTTTTTTAAATAAAGTCAAAACAATTGCAAACATGGCAGAGCCAAAAACCGATGATACCAAAAAACTAGGTGTTATTGATACTATGCTAGCTTGGTTTAAATCAAATCCAAAAGAAGCACAGGCTGCTATTGAGGGTTTGCAAGAAGATCAAGAAGCAAAAGCAGAAGCTGAAAAACAAGCAGCAATAGCATACGCTAAAGAACACGGATTCTACAAAGAACCTGATTCAGAAGAAGATGATGATGATGATACTTCTGATTTACAAGCGCAACTAGACGCTGAAATTGAAGCTAGAAAAAAAGCTGAAATAAAAGCTCAAAAGCTTGAAGAAGAAAAGAACGGTGCTTCTAGTGCTGGGGCTAAAGCAGACCTTAGTAAAATGACCGACAAAGAAAAAGATTTTCATAACCTCCTTGCGGAATCAGGACAGTTGGAAAACGCTGACGCAATGGCTAAAGAAATGTTCTCGTAATGGCTGATAATAACTATAAAGAAGGTAACAGTCTTAGTGACAACTACCTTTATACGAACCCATACGCACAGAGTGGCGTAGTGAAACTAAAAATTGACAAGACAGAGAAATGTAATTATCTTGCTTCTGTTGGTTTTGTCGTTGCAGCAGGTGGAGCAACAGCAACTATTACTCCTTTAACTGGGCATTTAGGTGCTGATTTAAAGTATTACCGTGTAGAAATCTACGATGGTACTAAAACTGTTACAAAATCGCTTGATTTGTCTGCTCGTACTACTCCTTTTGTAGTAGACACAAGTACACTTGATCCTAAAGCTGAATGGATGTTGTCCTTTTATGGCTGCGAAGGTGGAGATGTTGGAGATGCTGGGTGTTCTCTTGAATACTGCAAACCTTTGGGCATTATTGGCGTAGTTGGTGGAAGTGGTGACACTATCCCTCCTGCTTCACAATGGGAGAATGTTTCATTTAGATTAATGCTAGAATCTACAGATGATGCTAACTTCACAGGGTTTCCTGTTGAGGGTGTTGAAATTGCTGATGGTGGTATTATTAATATCAATGACTACTCAACAGTAGCACAGTTAGTAAATGGTGGGGTTTATGAGTTCTTCTTGCAAATCAAGAAGATAGGAAACCAACCTGTTGCTTCAACTCCTACTCCAGCCAACAACGATGCTTATGCTAGTTTTGCAGATACCGTAACTTTCCCTTATGCAATTACTAAGGATTTTGTTGAAGCATTAAATGCGTTGACAATTAAAACTGATGTTGCTGGTGTAAAAAGCGGAACTATGACAGTTGCAGTATTAAATGAAGGCGTTAAACCTTCTGTTTCTTTCACAATCACAACTGATGTAGCAGCATAGTTACTAAGTTTATAAATAACAAAAAACAATGGGTACAATAAACCGTAGTTTGGATGTTACTTGGACACCTAAGAATGGCGTTAACAAGTTATTCTTTGAGCCAGTTTGGCAAAGTATGCTGAAATTGGATACTTTTAGAGTACTTCCAAACATCTCAGATAAAAAGAAACTTGGATTTATCAAGAAATTGACCAAGATTCTACAAAAAGCAGAAGGGTGTAAATTCACACCTAAAGGCTCAATGGAGATTTACGACAGAACAATTGAAGTTGATTCTGTTAAGATTAACATGGAGCAATGTATTGACCAGTTTAAAGACACTGTACTTGCAGAGAATTTTAAAAAGACTGGAAACATGAAGTACGACCTTACTGGTACGGAAATCATGGCGTATATCGTTCAGTTAATTCAAGACTCTTTACCAGGGGAATATCAGCGCTTATTTTGGTTTGGTGACAAGTCAAGCGATGATCCAACTTTAAACCTAACAAATGGTTTTTGGTCAGTTTACGCTGAGCAATTAGTTGATGATGATTTATCTCCTTATGTTGATTCTAATAGCGGTGCGCCTTTGGCTCCTGACGATGGTCTAGCACTTCTTAAAAAGATGTACGAGGAGCAAGCGAAGGTTTTAAAAGGTCTTCCAGCTTCTGAAAAACGTTTTTACGTTACAAATTCAGTATGGGAAGCTGTACAGAATGACTATGAAGCCCTTGGAGGTGGAGATGCTGGAAGAGTTCAAACAATCAGCGGTGTTACCACTATGCAATATAGAGGTATTCAAATCATCCAAGATTGTAATTGGGATACTATTATGGAAGATGATTTAGGAAAAGTAGACAGCCATTTGGCTTTGCTTACTACTCCTAACAATCTAATCATGGCTACCAACATGAAAAGCGACTTGAATAAAGTTGAAGTTTGGTACGATAGAAAAGATGAGCTAAACTATATCAAAGTTAATGGTAAGTTTGGAACTAACTTTGTTCACCCTGCATTCTTTGTGATTGCATACTAAACCTATCTTATTATGGCTGGATGTTTAAATGGCGGTAATGCTAAGAGTTGCGCTGCTAAAACAACAGGAGGATCTAATTTTCTTTATCTAGCTGATAGAGTTAATGTTGCTTCCGTTGTAGAAGATGTAGATGGTAAGGTTACAGGTATCACAATGGCTGTAGGTGAAGTGTTCTACAAGTTTGAATTTGCTTCTAATCAATCGCAATTCGTTGAAGACCTTTCTAACGAGGGAGGTACTCAAATAACTCAAACTTACAACATGGTTTGGGAGTCATGGAACCAAGATAAAAGAAATACTCTTTTAGAAATGGCTGATTGTAATTGTGGTATGGTTGCTATTCATGGCGAGAATACAGGCTTGTCTTATATTTGGGGCTTATTAGAAACTGAGGAAGTGAAGCTATTTACAGCTAATAGAGACTCAGGAACTGCAAAGACTGATGTAAATCAAGTTGCTCCTTCATTGCAAGCAATATCTACTATTTTTGCTCAAGAATTTACACTTGGACAAGGAGGAATACCAGTATAGGAAATACTATTTAAACTATATTTTTAAAAAGAGAAGGGGTTAATTTCTCTTCTCTTTTTTTTATACAAAAAAATAACAATGGCTTACAATAATAAATTAAGACCGAAGAAGTATTTAAAGGGTACTAAGTTTTATGGAAAATTCGGAAAGTTTGACTGTACCGAAGGGATGGGATGGGATGACTTTACGGAAGAAATGCTTGTTGAATTTGCTACTGTTTGTAACAAAAAAACGGTTGACACTCACTTAATAGGAGAACTACCTAAAGTAAAGGCTAAAAAACTAAGTGCAAAACCTTCTACGGATGACACAGTACAGTCGAAATAACAAGAAGAAAAATAATACACCTACAGGGAAGAAGCCAGAAAAACAAATCTTGGCTTCTTCTAGTATTGTGCATGGTCTAGACACCAATATCTTAGAAGAGGACTTGTTTGAAGAGTTTAGCACTAGCAAAAACGGTACTTACTCTGGTATGCTTGTCAATGATAAGTGGGTTAGGTTCTTCAATGCTCGTTCTAGTTTCTTAAAAGGAATGATGGCTTTGGTTGGAAACTCTACAACTCTTAGGAATGTAGTAAATCAAAAGACTAGCCTTACTTTAGGTGATGGGTTTATCCCTATTGCTTCTGATAAGGTGCCTTTTTTACAGACTCTTAGGAAAATGTTTAGGCTTCAAAAATCAGAAGATGATGCAATTGAAGATGTTAATACATTAATAGGGAATGTCAACCTTAATAACGAAACACTAGAAGAGGTAATTGAAAAAGTTGCTTTTGATTGGTGGGCTTTTGGTAACGCCATGGTTGAATTAAGGCAGACTAAAAGAAACGGTGAAGATGTTGTTTTAATGTATCACTTACCTTTAGACCAAGTAGGCATTAAAAAAGCTAATAGCAATAATGTAATTGAAGCTATTGGAGTTTGTCCTGATTGGCAAGAAGGGCAAACAGACCCTTCTACGATCACAGAGATACCAATGTATCCAGATTTTGACAGCAAAGGTCGTGCTGCTATCCACATCAAGAACTATGCACCTGGTTTCTTTTATTGGGGTTTACCTGAGAATATAGCTGCTAGGTTTTGGGCTGAAATGGAGTACAGAATACCAAAGTACAATATTACCAAGTTCAAAAATGGGCTTGTTCCTTCTGCTTTTATACAGCTTTTTGGCTCAATGACACCAGAAGAAGCTAATAAAATTGTTCAAGATTTTGAAGAGACTTTTACAGATACAGGCAATAATTCAAAACTACTTGTACAAGTTCTTAGGGATGAAAAATACAAGGCTTCTGTTAATATCCTAGAAGACAAATCAGATGGCAATTACATGGACTTGCAAAAACTAGCTAGTCAGGCAATTGTAACGGCTAACCGTTGGACAACAAGCCTTGCAGGAATTGCCACTAGTGGAAAACTAGGAAGTAACCAACAAATTAGGGATGAATTAGAATTTGTTACAAACACAACTATCAAGCAAGGTAGGAGAAAGATAATGCAGTCTATTGTCAATCCTTTCATTAAAGAGAATGCGAAGGTAAATGATGATATTAAAGGCATTATGCTACATATTGCTAACATGAATCCTATATCTTTAGCCTCTATGTTGGATCCTAAAGCAGTCCTTTCGCCTAATGAAATTCGTGAGGTATTCGGTTATGAGCCAGTTGAAGAAAATCAACCTGAATCTATGAGTGACGAGGAAAGCGAAGGACAAAACTAATACTTATGAGTACTGAGACAACACTAATACAGGCGGCAGAAGTAGTAAATCAAGGAATCCTAAAGGGTTCTCCTTTGTCTAGTCGTTTTGATGCTTCACAGATTAGCCCGAATATAGGAGAGGCTGAAAGAAGGTTTTTCAAGACGTTTATTAATGATGAGTTTTATAATGATTTAGTAGCAGAGAAAAACCCAACACCCAGCAATTATAATTCAGATTTAGGGGCTTTAGTCGAAGCATTCCCTACTAATGCAGATTACGAAACACTCTGGAAAGAGAAGTTTTTCCCTTTCTTGTCTAGGGCTTGTTATCATGAATCTTTGGACAATATTGTTATTCAGATAGGATCTAATGGTGGATTTGTAAATCATACAGAATATGGTGACAATGTAGGCATTAAGGGCTTAAAGTTCCTTAAAGATTCAGCATTGCAGACCTTAGAAGGGATGCAGCCCGATATTATAAAATACCTTTGCGACAATAAAGATAAGTATCCTTTGTGGGATGCAGAACCTTATTGTGGCGAATGCGACCAAACTAAAAGCGATTTAGGCAGAACAGGCGGTTTTGTTTTCAGATAAAATATAAAAAATGAGTACTAAAAATTTAGCTAAAACTATTAGTGTTTTAGAAGATGGCAAGCTTAGTGTTTTCTTGAATAGCGGGCAGGAAGTTTATATACAACCTCAAATAGTTGTCGATACCTTAGATAAGATTGACTCAATTATCATCAGAGGAGAGGATAAAAATCACGTTGATGTTGACGTTACTGTTAGCGAAATTGATGGGGTAGCTTTTTCGGGAACCTTCGCACAATTAGAGACAGCTTTAAGAGAGTTAGCTAAAAAAGCTAATGGTTTGTCTCTAGGAGGTTCTAGTGGCACTCCTGTTTTGGCTCCTGACGCATCAACAGAGACAGAGCAATTAGTAATACAAACTAAGCAAGACACCCAAATAAGCCACAGTGAAAAATTGCTTATTGGCTCAACTCTTGATTTAACTCAAGACGATGGCGAAGAATGGGCTGGCTTTCCG